ACTGGTTCAGCTGACGCTGGCAATAACGATCCTTTCGCTGGTGACGATCCAGCTTCTGGTGGTGCCGCTGGTAACGACGCTGATACTGTTGCAGAATATGCTCCAGGTACAGCTATGGCAACAGCAACTGCTGAAGCTCTAGGTGATTCAGGATCAAATGCATTCCCAGAAATGGCGTTCTCAATCGAAAAAGCAACTGTGACTGCAAAGTCTCGTGCTTTGAAAGCTGAGTACTCAATGGAACTTGCACAAGATCTTAAAGCTGTGCACGGTCTTGATGCAGAAGCAGAACTTGCAAACATCTTGTCTGCAGAAATTCTTGCTGAAATCAACCGCGAAGTAATTCGTACAATCAACATGAAAGCTAAATTGGGTGCGCAACAAGCTGACCTAACAACTGGCGGTACTTTTGACTTGGATACAGATGCTGACGGTCGTTGGTCTGTAGAGAAGTACAAAGGCTTGTTGGTACAAATCCAACGTGAAGCTAATGTAATCGCACGTGAAACACGTCGCGGTAAAGGTAACTTCATCATCTGTTCATCTGACGTAGCTGCTGCACTATCTGCATCAGGTATGCTAGATTACACTCCAGCTCTTGCTGCGAATGCAAACTTGAACATCGATGATGCTGGTAATACATTTGCAGGTACTTTGGCTGGTGGCATGAAAGTGTACATCGATCCATATGCTGCTGTTAACTATGTTAACCTTGGCTATAAAGGTACAAACGCATATGACGCAGGCTTGTTCTACTGTCCATATGTACCGTTGACAATGGTCCGTGCAGTTGGTGAGAATTCTTTCCAACCGAAAATCGGCTTCAAAACTCGTTACGGCATGGTTGCTAACCCATTCGTTGGTGCAACTGCTGGTAACGATACTGGTGCAGATCGTTCGAACCAATACTACCGTATCTTTAAGGTAGACAACATTCTAGGCGAAGGCTAAACCCTTCTCCATAACGATTAGAGGGGGCAGCCGAAAGGCTGCCCTTTTTTTCGTTATAAATAGGTATATAACGTGGAGGATTAAATGCCATATCAACCAAATATTAATTTCTCAGAGCAGGCAACATCAACGCTTGTAACTAACCTGTCGTATATTACTCCTTCAGGTTTTAGACTAGTAATTGATTCTAAAAAATATCCTAATGCACAGTATATGGTACAAACCATTGCTTTGCCTGATATGAGTGTTTCACCTGCAATTCTTAATACACCAATGAGAAATATAGGAATGGCTCCTGATAAAGTTGAATATAGTCCATTCGACTTAACCTTTCTTGTTGATGAGAATATGAATAATTATAAAGAAATCCATGACTGGATTCTTGGCTTGGTGACTGAAAGTGATTTTGGCGTTAGAAAAGAACGTGATGTTACACTACAAGTATTAAATAGCCATAACAATGTATCTAATGAAATACAATTTGTAGATGCATTTCCAATTAACTTAAGCTCTTTGCCGTTCGACGCAACTGCAACTGATGTAGAATACTTAACTGCTAGCGTTACATTCCAGTACTCTTACTTTAAGTTTAAGCCTATTCCTACCTAATATAAATAATATTAATAATATGACACGGTGATTATAATGATGAATATTGAAAAAATCTTGGAAATGTGGAAAGAAGACTCAAAGATCGATGAGCTTCGTTTAGATCAAGCATCTATAGATTCTGCTAAACTACATGCCAAGTACTTAGAACTCTTAACAACAACTAAACTCCAATTAAAGCGTAAGGACATGGAATTCAAAGTACTTCTAAAGAAGAAGTGGCTTTGGTATAATGGCAAGCTAACCAAGGATCAAATCGATGAACTTGGTTGGGAATATGATGCATTGAATGGGCTTAAAGTTTTGAAGGGGGACATGAACTATTATTATGACGCAGATCCTCATATTCAAGAATTTGAAGCACGTATTGAATATATTAAGACTGTCAAGGATACACTTGAAGAAATAATTAATAATATTCGATGGAGACATTCGAGCATCAAAAACGCAATTGATTGGCGCAAATTTGAATCTGGTGCATAATGTCTGAGACTATTAGCGTGAAGAAAAAGAATCACGCATTTTTGCAGGTTACTACTGATCCTGGTATAATGAACGAAATCTCTGATTTCTTTACGTTCTTTGTACCTGGCTATAAGTTTATGCCGGCATATAAGAATAAAATGTGGGACGGTAAGATCCGTTTGTTCGATGTAAGGATAGGTGAATTACCTGGTGGTTTGTTCGCATACCTACAAGAGTTCGCTGAGACTCCTGGCAGAGATTACCACATCGAAATAGAACATGATGGATATTATGGTGTACCTAGTACAGATACCGTTACTGATATGTCATGGGTAAACGATCTGACTTTATCTTCTAATGGTAAAGCAATTGTACCTAGAGATTATCAACTAGAAGCTGTACATCATGCGCTAACTAAGAAACGCGCGCTTTTAATTTCTCCTACTGCCTCTGGTAAGTCTCTTATCATATATCTTATTATCAGATGGTTCTTAGAGAGATACGAAAATAAAGTATTAATCGTTGTGCCTACTACATCACTGGTTAATCAGATGTATACTGACTTTGGTGACTATAGCCAATACGACGACACATTTGATCATGAATCTACTATACATAGAATATATTCTGGTAGACCTAAGTTCGCAGAGAATGAACGTATTATCGTATCTACCTGGCAATCGATATATAAGCTTGGACCTGATTGGTTTAGTCAGTTCGGTGCAGTTATCGGTGATGAAGCACATAACTTTAAGGCTAAGTCACTTATATCGATCTTGTCTAAAATGCGTGATGCAGAATATAGGTTTGGTACTACAGGAACATTAGATGGAACACAGACACATAAGCTTGTATTAGAAGGACACTTCGGTCCGGCTCGTTATGTGACTACAACTAAAACGCTAATGGATTCTGGTGCACTATCGGAATTAGAGATCTCTATGATCTTGCTCAAGTATCCGGATGAGATACGCAAGGCATGGGGTAAAAAGAAATATCAGGAGGAGATGGACTATATCGTTTCATATGAAAAACGTAATAGCTTTATCACCAACTTAGCTTTAGATCAAGATGGCAATACATTAGTATTGTTCCAATATGTTGAGAAGCACGGTAAACCTCTATATGATATGATTAAGAAGAAGGCACATGCTCGCAGACAAATATTCTATGTGTCAGGTGAGACGGGTGCAGACGTACGGGAAGATATTAGAAAGATAACTGAAACCCAAAAGAATGCAATTATTGTAGCATCTCTTGGAACATTCAGTACTGGTGTCAATATTAGAAACTTGCATAATGTTATCTTTGCAAGTCCTTCTAAATCACAGATCAAGGTATTACAATCGATCGGCCGTGGTTTAAGAAAGTCTGATAATGGCCAAGCGACTAAACTATATGATCTTGCAGATGATCTACACTGGAAATCTCGTAAGAACTATACCCTTCTTCATGCGGCAGAACGCATGAAGATCTACGGCAAAGAAAAATTTAAATACAAGATATATGAGGTAGATATATAATGCAAGAAGAAGAATTAAGGTTGGATAATATCGATATTCGTCACTTTAAGCTTACAAATGGTGACGAGGTTATAGGATTANTAAGAGGTCATGANGAGGTACAAGTCTTCATTGAATTTCCTCTACTACTAAATATCATTTCGTTATCACCGGAAAAAGAGCAATACTACTATACAGAGTGGATGCCCATGGCAGGTGATCAATTGATTAAATTATATTTTGGATCGATCGTTGCCCAGTCTAAGTGTACAGATCAGTTTAAAGAACAGTATATTCGAACTGCATTACGTCTTAAAGAAACGCCTACAAACGTTCTTAATGAAATGGATGAAGACTTTGAAGATGAAGTGTTTGATAGTATTATGTCTGCAAGGAAGACTATCCATTAGGGTATACTCCTCCCCCTCAACAGCACTCTTTAATTATACCACAGTTTACAACTTTTGTACACAGTTAATTGCGGTAAAAACTAAAATAATTTAATAAAAAAACTGTGTACATTTCCTTAGAATTATGCTATAATAAGCTTAATAATATACACTAGGAGTATATAATGACAAAAATTAAACCAAAGAATAAACCTCATTACGTCAACAATAGGGAGTTCTCCTATTCAGTGGTTGACTATGTAAAGAAAGTAAATGCAGCTCAGGACTCAGGCGAAGCATTACCTATTGTTCCTGATTATATTGCAGAATGTTTTCTTAAGATCTCAGAAGGTCTTTCACACAAATCTAACTTCATTCGATATACCTACCGTGAAGAAATGGTAATGGATGCAGTTGAGAATTGTCTTAAAGCAATTACTAACTATAATATTGAAGCAGCCACACGTACAGGTAATCCTAATGCGTTTGCTTACTTTACACAGATATGCTACTACGCATTCTTGAGACGTATTGCCAAAGAGAAAAAGCAGCAAGACATTAAATTCAAATGGATTGAAAAAGCTGGTGTTGAAGACTTCTTATCATATGGTGATGCTAATACCGGTGGAGCTCCTGGTGGAACAGAACGTGCGTTTGTTGAAGAATTGCGTGGAAGAATCGATAAGATTCGCGAAGTAGATAATTCTATTAAAGCCTTCGGAAAGGCTGAAAAGGCTGAAGAGAAGGAACGCAAAGCAAAAGGCCTTGAATTATTTATGGGAGGGTAATATGCCTAATATTACTGTATTTGGAAATGGGTATGTTGGCGGTTCATATGCTGATTACTTTGAAGAAAACGGATATAATGTTACACGTGTTGATCCTGCATATGGACTTTATCCTACAGAAGAATGTTATAATCAAGCATCAATAGTATGTGTACCAGCACCTACGCTTGAAGATGGATCTGTAGATCATAGTATTGTAAACGATATCATTCAAAAGATAGAGATGCCGGTCATGGTAAAGAGTACTATACTCCCTGACTATGCAGAATGTTTAGATAGTAATGTAGTATATTCTCCTGAGTTCTTAACTGCTACTAATGCAGCAGAAGATATTCGAAATAATAAAACAATCGTTATCGGTGGAGAAGATACACTATTCTGGTCAACTGTATTTAAATCACTTAATAAGACAGTACACACAACAGACGCAAGATCTGCATCATTTATGAAATATGCTGTCAATACATTCCTTGCTACTAAAGTAGTATTCATGAATCAACTACATGATCAATACAATGGAGACTGGAATGAACTTAAATCACTATTAAAATTAGATCCAAGGATTGGCGCATCCCACTTAGATGTTCCTGGTCCTGACGGCGATCGCGGGTTTGGTGGAGCCTGTTTTCCTAAGGATGTAAAAGCATTCTTAAATCACACTGCGGACGAGTACCTACAGGGTATGAGTGTCCTACATAAAGCGAACTTAGCAAACGGAAAATGGAGATAGAATGTCTTATCATATATTATTAACAGGTCATGAAGGTTACGTTGGCCAACATCTGCAAAAAGCACTACTTGAACGTGAAGTGATCGTAGGAACCTTTGAAGGTGATTTACTAGATATCGAATGGGAAAAGAAACAAAAACAATTTGATATGGTAGTCCATCTTGCTGGTCTAGCGGGAGTTCGTAGATCATTTAGAGAACCTGAAGAATACTATAAGAATAATGTTGAACTATCAAGGCGAATTTTTAAATATTGTGAACGAACACGTACAGAAGTAGTATATGCATCTTCATCTAACGCACATGAATGGTGGTTAAATCCATATGCTACTACTAAACAAATGATTGAAGAAATGGCTTCTATGTTATCAGTCCGTCATATCGGAATGCGATTTCATACTGTATGGCCTGGTCGTACTGATATGCTATATGAACGTTTAAGACGTAATGATGTTGACTATATCAATTCAGATCATTTTAGAGATTGGATTCATATTGAAGATTTAACAAATGCTATATGTACAATTATCGAAAAATGTTATATAATAGATGATAAGGTAGTTGATATTGGCACCGGTCATGTGACTCCCGTATCTGAACTTGCAAAGAAGTTTGACTTTAATGGCGAGTGGCGTAGCGGAGAAGCACCAGGAGAACGTATGGCAACACGTGCTAATATTGAGTATTTACTAGCTTTAGGTTGGACGCCTAAGCACAATATTATGAACGAAGGTTAATACATGAAAGTAGCAATTCTAAACGACACACATGCCGGTTGTCGTAATTCATCTGACATCTTTATCAAGTATCAAGAACGCTTCTATTCGGAGGTGTTCTTTCCGTACATGAAAGAGCATGACATTAAACAGATCTTACATCTAGGTGATTATTATGATCATCGTAAGTATGTAAACTTTAAAGCACTTAACTCTAATCGTAAAGTGTTCTTAGATCGTATTCGTGAAGAAGGGATCCATATGGACATAATCCCAGGTAATCACGATGTATTCTACAAAAATACAAACGATCTATGTTCCCTAAAAGAATTACTTGGTCATTATACGTCCAATGTAAATATTATTATGAAGCCTAAAGTACTTGACTATGATGGTTGTTCTATTGCTGTAGTTCCATGGATCAATAATGAAAACTATGCTGAGTATACAGACTTTATTAGAAACTGTAAAGCATCTATACTTGGTGCACATCTTGAATTAGTTGGCTTTGATATGATGAAAGGTATGCCTAATACTCATGGTATGGGTACTGATTTATTTGATCGATTCGAATTAGTTATGTCTGGTCATTTCCATACTAAATCTAATCAAGGCAATATCCACTATCTCGGTGGACAAATGGAGTTTACATGGTCTGACTGTGATGATGATAAGTATTTCCATATCTTTGATACCGAAACACGTGAACTTACACCTGTAAGAAATCCTATCACTATTTTCAAAAAAGTAGTGTACAATGATCAAAAAACAGAGTATAATACATATGACGTAGAGACTCTTAAAGATAAGTTTGTCAAGGTTGTGGTTGTCAATAAGTCTGAGCCATATCTGTTTGATAAGTTCATTGACCGTATCCAAGGAGTTGATACTCACGAATTAAAGATTGCAGAAACCTTTGATGAGTTCATGGGTGAAAACGTAGCTGACTCTGAGATTTCAATCGAAGATACTACTACGTTACTAGACTCATATGTGGATGCTGTAGATACAGATTTGGATAAGGATCGAATTAAAACTATGATGCGTGGATTATATGTAGAAGCACAGAACCAGGAGATCATTTAGAATGATAAAGTTTAAGAGTGTTAGTTGGCAAAACTTCTTGTCGACTGGCAATGATATGACTACTATTCAATTAGATAGATCACCTACTACACTTATTGTAGGACAAAATGGCGCAGGTAAGTCTACCTTACTTGATGCATTGTCATTTGGTTTGTTTGGTAAACCACATCGTGATATCAATAAACCTCAACTTGTTAATACGATTAATAACAAACAATGTATTGTCAAAGTAGAATTCCAAATTGGTGTACATGACTTTGAGATTGTACGTGGCATTAAGCCTAATCTATTTGAGATCTATCAGAATGGTAATATGATCAACCAATCTTCTATGGCACGTGACTATCAGAAGTTTCTTGAACAAAACATTCTAAAGCTTAACCATAAGTCTTTCCATCAGATTGTTGTGCTTGGCTCTTCATCGTTTATACCGTTCATGCAGCTCCCGGGTGGCCACAGACGTGACGTGATTGAAGATCTATTAGACATTAATATCTTCTCTAAGATGAATACTATTCTTAAAGAACGTGCAGCAGTTATTAGAGAAAAGCTTAAAGACATTAATTACAATATTGATCTTATGAAAGAGAAGATTAGTATTCAGCGTAAGTACATCAAAGACATTACTGAGATGAACGATGAGCAAATTAAATCTAAGCGGTCTTCTATATCATTATTTCAAACTGAGATTACTGATATGCAAGCAGCAAACAATGATTATTCTACATCGATTGAAAGTCTACAAGAAGGGCTTAATGATCGTATGAAGAAAGCACACGATAAGAAACAATCATTGATGCAATACCAAGCACAGTTTCAGACTCAAATGAAGACTGTGGTTAAAGAAGCTAAGTTCTATGAGACTAATGATAAATGCCCTACATGTACACAAGATATTGATACAGCTATCAAGGAAGAAAAGCTAGAGTTCTCTAAGAATAGAGCAAAAGAACTTCAAGAAGGTATGACAAAGGTCGGTGAACAGGCATCAGTAATAGATGAAACTATCAGCGAACTTAATGAGATTACCGATAATATTAGAAAGAATACTGCTGGTATCACAACTAATAATCGTGACATCGAAAGACTGCAAACGCAGATCACTAAACTTAATGGTGAAATATCTGGTTTAGAATCACGCGAAGGCGATTTAGGTCAAGCCAATTCAGATCTTGAAGAGCATTTCAATAAGAGTAATACACTCACTGAACTAAAGCTTTCTATGGTTGATGAACGATCATATAATGAAGCTGCCGGTGAAATGCTGAAAGATGGTGGTATCAAGACTAAAGTAGTTAAAGAGTATCTGCCTGTAATGAATAAGTTAATCAATAACTATCTACAGGTTTTAGACTTCTTTGTAGCATTTGATCTTGATGAGAACTTTAACGAGACTATACGATCACGTCATAGAGATACGTTTAACTATGCGTCATTCTCTGAAGGTGAGAAACAACGTATCGATTTGGCATTACTATTTACATGGCGTCAGATTGCACGTATGAAGAATTCTACATCAACTAATTTATTAGTGCTTGATGAGACGTTTGATTCGTCATTAGATCATGACGGAGTAGATAATCTAATGAAGATCCTCGGCACCCTTGAAGATGATAGTAATGTGTTTGTTATCTCTCACAAGGGTGATTTACTAGATGGTAAGTTCAGATCTAAGATTGAATTCATAAAAGAACATAATTTTAGCAAAATAAATGCAAAATAACTAAATTAACTGTGTACATCCCTTTCAGATTGTGGTATAATGGATACATAAATTGAGAGGAGAGACTCATGATTAGTGAATCAAATATATTAGCCCGCCTACTTGCCAAAGAGAATATCTCTGTACAGTATGGCAATTACCAAACTGCCTTCTTTGATGTAGAGAAGAGAGTACTCGGACTTCCAATGTGGAAAGACCGTGGTAAAGACGTACATACATTATTAGTTGGTCATGAGGTTGGCCACGCATTATACACACCTGCTGACGGATGGCATAGTTCTACTACTGAAATCCCCGGCATTCCTCGCTCATACATTAACGTCGTTGAAGACGTACGTATTGAGAAGCTTGTTCAACGTACCTATCCAGGTCTTGTCTCCTCATTTAAACGTGGATACGCAGTACTGAACGACGAGGATTTCTTCAAGATCGCGGAGCGTTCTCTCTCCTCATACTCTGTTGTTGATCGTATCAACATCAAAGCTAAGCTCCGCGATCTTGTTGAAGTTGAATTTACCGAATTAGAAACTCCTATTGTTGAGCAGGTTATGGCTGTAGAAACATGGGAAGATGTTATTGAAGCATGTAAAGCATTATATGACTTTATGAAGGAGCAGCAACAAGATGATGAGCAAGATATACCGGCCATTCCTCAGATTGACTTCTCTGATGAAGAATTTGATTTCCCAGAGAATGACAATACTTCGGAGGACGATTCTAGTATGGAAAGTCCAGAGACAACTGAATCGGATTCAGAAGAAGCTGAATCTGGACAAGAGTTGGTCAAAGCTGAATCACCCACTTCCGAAGAAGCCGACGGAGAATTTAAAGCCCCAACACAAAACCAAGAAGTAAAAACCGGTATTGAAGTAGTTGAAACTGATGATGCATTTCGTGAAAGCGAAGAAGATCTTCTTGATAAAGACGAATCTGGAAGACAGCATCTTTATACAAATGGTTTTTGTAAAGCTCAAGTTGATGCTTGTATTATACAGTATGCTGATCTTAAAAAAGCTAGACTTCGCAAGCTTGAAGAGCATTCAATTGCTCCTAAGTTACATGAAGACGAAATTAAGTCAATTGAAACTTTTGAGCAAGAGACTAAAGGTGTAGTAACTGTTATGGCTCGTGAGTTTGAAATGCGTAAAGCAGCATATCGTTTGCAGCGTGCACAAACTTCAAAATCTGGAACTATCAATGTAAATGCCTTGCATAGCTATAAGTATAACGAAGACATCTTTCGTCGTGTCACGCAGCTAGCAGATGCTAAATCACATGGCATGGTTATGTTCGTTGATTACTCTGGATCTATGTCACATGTGATTGGAAAAGTTATTCGTCAGGCAGTAGTTCTTGCTGACTTCTGTACAAAGGTTAGCATTCCATTTTCTATATATGGATTTACTTCTGTATATGGAAACCGCGAGAGCATCGGAAATTTCCCTGATCATATATCAGAGAAAAACTGTAGCATCTTTGAATTAATTAGTTCTACTCTATCTAGAGCTGATCAGAAAGAAGCTCGTGAGACACTTCTAAAACAATCTGTTATTCTTGACACCAGCTGGAGATGTGCATTTGCATCAGATGCTGAAAATCTAGGATCTACTCCATTGTATGAAACAATTCTTTGTTCAGAGTATATCATCAAAGAATTCAAAGCAAAGCATTCAATTCAAAAAGTAAATGCTATATTTCTTACTGACGGAGAAGGTGATAGTTTATATACATATTCTCCTTCTTATGATCATAATGTTAGAACATATGGAAGTGCACTTGCGATTAAGTTTAATAACAAAATCGTTAAATCAAATTCTCGATTTAGTGTTGGTTCTAATCTACTTACAGAACTTAAAAATATTCCAGGTGTATCTGTTATTGGTTTCTATGTATGTAAAGACATGTATGAATTCAAAGGACAGGTTTACAAAACTTCTAGATATAATGATAAAATCACTACTGATGAAAATATATCAGTTGCTAGAAAGGCTTATAATAAAGATAAGTTCTGGTCAGTGGACAATACACTAGGATATGACAAATACTTTATTCTAAAAGGACATTCATTAAATACTGACAATGATGAATTATCTGTAACACCACATGCTACAAAAGCTCAGATTACAAAGGCGTTTAAGAAGCATGCATCTTCAAAGAAAGGGAATCGTGTACTTGCCACTCAGTTTGCTAAGCTGGTGGCATAGTGTGACATTAATGTTACAACTAAAATAAAATGAAAAAAAAATGAAATTAACTGTGTACAAAGGCTTTAAACTATGGTAGAATGGTACCATAATAATTGAGGAGACAGTTATGACATTACGTGAAAAGATATCAGAATACACAGGCTTTGCTTTCATCGCTATATTTGCTTTAGGGTGGATTGATGTAGGCTTTGGCCCACAATACACTTGGTGGAACCTGATCTCATACCTAGCTAACTAAGAGGAATATATATTATGAACTTGATTGAAAAAACCCTATCTACTACTCTTGCAACACGATTTGCTGACCAAGTAGAATTCCGTCCAGCACAAGTTACAGCAATAGCTCGTGAGCTTGGCATCAAAGATGGCGAAGCATACAAATATACTACATCGTTTCCAAAGGTTCGACGTGGTGTATATAACTTAGAGTCAGTAGTAGTGCCTCTACGTCAAATCCCTAATAGTGAGAAAAAATCAGTGGCAAGTGCAGTACAGTCTATTGTTAATAGCGAAATCTTTGTACCAGCAAAAGACCAGTATTATGTTCCTTGGGGAAACTCAAAAGATGTAGAAATGATTGTTAAGTCTGGATCTTTCTATCCTACATTCATTACTGGTTTATCTGGTAATGGTAAGACTACTATGGTTGAGCAAGCATGTGCTCGCACAAACCGAGAGTACGTTCGTGTTCAAATCACTCCTGAAACAGATGAAGATGATTTGATCGGTGGCTTCCGGCTTATTGATGGCGAGACCGTTTTCGCAAAAGGTCCTGTTATTAAAGCTATGGAAGCAGGTGCTCTGTTGCTGATCGATGAGATCGACCGTGGTTCAAATAAGATCATGTGTTTACAAGGTGTGCTAGAAGGCAAACCTATCATGATCAAAAAGACAGGTGAAGTTATTAAACCTGCTGAAGGATTCAATGTAATATCTACTGCTAATACTAAAGGTCAAGGCTCAGAAGATGGCCGCTTTATTGCAGCAACTATTATCGATGAAGCTTTCCTTGAGCGTTTTACTATTACACTTGAGCAGCCTTATCCTTCAATGTCGATCGAAAAGAAAATTATCGTCAAGCATATGGATAAGTTCGATTGTAAAGATAACGACTTTGCTGATCGTTTGACACAATGGTCTGAGACTATTCGTAAAACATATGAAGATGGCGGAGTAGATGATATCATCTCAACACGCCGCTTGTGCCATATTGTACAAACGTTTTCTATCTTTAACGATCGTGCTAAATCAATTGATCTTTGTATTAGCCGCTTTGATGCTGATACTAAAGAAGCTTTTAAGGATCTATATGCCTTAATTGATAATACAACTGAAGAGGCTGATAGTTCAGAATCTGCTGGTGTAGATATCGACAACATTCTTGATAATGCAATTTATTCAACAGAAGGATAACAATGGAATACAAGTTTAATGAAGATAAACTATTAAAGGAGTTCACTGAATATGTGAACTCCACATATAGTCAACATTATGGACAAACTAAGTTTCAAGCGAATGAAGTAATCGTTGACCGTGGTAACGGCACTGGTTTTTGTTTGGGTAATGTTGATAAGTATCTGCAACGATATGGAAAAAAAGGAGATGTGAGCGAGCATCGAAAAGATCTATTTAAAATTTTGCATTATACATTAATTGCATTATATGTGCATGATAAAGAAAATAATGATGTACAATAGCTTAAAAGTGTGGTATAATAACCTATATTCATTATGGAGAAACTATGAAACTATCGAATGAAACAATTGGCAGTCTTAAGAACTTTGCCGCAATCAACAGTCAGATTGTTCTTAATCCAGGTAATGTGATTAAGACTATGTCTGAATCTAAAACTATTTTGTCGTCAGCCACCGTTGCTGAAGATATTCCATCTCAGATAGGTATCTATGATCTCCATGAGTTCTTAGGTGCACTCGGCATGTTCGAAGATCCTGAGTTAACCTTTGATGATGAATACAAATCAGTCAAGATCTCACAAGGTCGACAGGCTATTAAGTACTTCTTCTCAGAACCGTCTATTCTTACAACTCCTTCTAAAGATGTTGTAATGCCTTCTGTTGATGTATCATTTACATTAACTCAAGAAAATATGGCGGCAATTCGCAAAGCAGCCTCTGCTTTAGGTATAAATACTGCAGTAATCACTGGTAAATCTGGAGAGAATAGTGCTTCGGTAGTTGTAACTGATGTTAATGATGCAACATCTAACAGCTTCGAAATTGAACTAGATGGCTGCTCGAGAAGCGAAGAGGGCTTTAAGTTTGTATTTAATATCGCAAACTTCAAGTTTATCAATGGGGACTATGATGTTGCTATCACTAAAAAGCTAATTTCACATTTTAAACATACTAAAGAATCAGTAGAATACTGGGTTGCTTTAGAGAAAAACTCATCTTACGGAGATTAATAATGAGCGAAGAAAATAACGTAACACCTGAAGCCACAGAGACAGCAGCAGTTCAGCTGGGTCTTAATGATTTGCAGGCCACTATTCAAATTATTGACGTGGCATCAACACGAGGAGCCTTCCGTGGAGAAGAACTTACATCAGTCGGCGGAGTCCGAGATCGAATCAATGCTTTCCTTGACGCGAACAAACCAGCTGAACCTGAAGCAAGATGAAGCTCCAGCAGCAGATAATGCTGATGCTGAGTAACGAAGCGGATCGCAAAAAGGTCCTTGAATGCATGAAAGAAATGTCAAATTCAATGACACGTATTGATGCTGAACGGGACTTTCAAAAAGAAGCTGCTAATGCTCTTGCTGATGATGTTGCTATCGATAAGAAGTACATCAACGCACTGGCAAAGATCTATCATAAACAGAACTTTGCACAGTTTCAGCAGCAAAAAGAAGAAATTGAAGATCTTTACGAATCTATCGTAAAGTGACCTGGTGTCAGGGTGTAGCTCAGTCTGGTAGAGTGCTACACTTGGAATGTAGAAGTCGTTGGTTCGAGTCCAGCCACCCTGACCAAATTTATATGTACATATCTAGTTAGATGTGTTATAATGGACTTATTATATTATGGAGAATGCGTGAATGTCTAATGAATTCCTATGGGTAGAAAAGTATCGCCCATCTAAAATTGACGAATGTGTCTTACCAACCTCATTGAAAAAAGTATTTAATGAGATGGTGTCAACAGAACAATTGCCTAATATGTTATTCAGTGGTACAGCAGGTGTAGGTAAAACTACAGTTGCTAAAGCTTTATGTAACGAGCTTGACCTTGATTACATTATTATCAATGGTTCTGAAGAAGGCAACATTGATACACTGCGTGGCAAAATCAAACAGTTTGCTTCTAGTGTATCATTACAAGGTGGTTATAAGGTAGTAATTCTGGATGAGGCTGATTACCTTAATCCTCAATCAACCCAACCCGCCTTACGTGGATTCATTGAAGAGTTCTCAAACAACTGTCGTTTTATTATGACATGTAACTTTAAGAACCGAATCATTGAACCTTTACATTCTCGTTGTTCTGTCTACGAGTTTGCTATTCCGAATGATCAAAAGCCCGCAATCGCTGGCATGTTCTTCAAGCGACTGATGGATATATTAGCAGCAGAGAATGTGGCGTTCGACAAGGCAGTCTTAGCACAACTTGTCGAACGTTACTTCCCAGACTGGCGACGTGTCTTAAATGAATGTCAACGTTATTCTGTTAGTGGTACAATAGATGCTGGAGTCCTAGTTAATCTAGGCGACAACAATGTTAAGTCTCTAATGGATAAACTAAAAGGCAAAGACTTTAAAGGCATGCGTCAGTGGGTAGTTAATAATATTGATACCGAACCTCAAGCTATCTTTCGTGCAATCTATGATAAGATGGCTGATCATTTGCAGCCACAATCTATTCCACAAGTTGTACTCATACTTGCAGATTATCAATACAAGAATGCATTTGTTGCTGATCATGAGATGAATGTTGTAGCTTGTATGACAGAGATTATGGCAGGTGCAGAATGGAAGTAGGTATCACAGCAGGAGCATTTGATTTATTCCATGCTGGTCATGCAATGATGCTAAAAGAAGCTAATGAGATGTGTGATCACTTAATTGTTGCTTTACATACAAATCCTCAACTAGATCGTGCTGACAAAAACAAACCTATTCAAAGCACCTATGAAAGATATCTTCAACTTGAAGCATGTAAGTATGTGGATGAGATTATTCCATATGATACAGAAGCGGATTTATATACAATTCTTAATTCTAAGATTGCAACAATTCGTATCATTGGAGAAGAGTATTTAGATACAAATTTCACAGGATGTTTTATACCTATGAAGATACATTATAATAGTCGTAAACATAAGTATTCTTCTACTGAATTGCGTGAAAGGATCATCAATGAATCCGTTTGAATACCTTAATGCAATTAATACTACAAAGAAAGATGTAATGGTCGATGACTTGTCTGAGAAATCATACAATGCATTCATGGTTAACCGTTCTCTTTCTTACTTCCACGATACTATATTGCTTGCAAATGAGATGAATAGGTATCATCACCTTGACAATAAACTCCAATTTTCTTTTTTGATAAATACTATTAGAAAAAGGAAGCGTTTTAGCAAATGGGCTAAGCCGTCTAATCCTAATGACATAGAAGTTGTTAAAGAATATTATGGCTATAGCAATGAAAAAGCACGCCAAGTTTTGACAATATTATCAAAAGAACAAATTGAAGAATTAAGGATGAAGGTGTATAAAGGTGGAAGAAAGTAAACCAATTGAGTGGACACCAGCTATCATGCTGGAAGTTACCCTCAACGAGCCAGATGATTTTCTAAAAGTACGGGAAACTCTAACTAGAATCGGCGTGGCTTCACGCCATGACAACAAGCTATTTCAGTCTTGCCATATTCTACATAAGCAAGGGCGATACTTTATTGTCCACTTTAAAGAGCTATTTCTATTAGACGGTAAACCTTCTAATCTATTAGAGAATGATATTCAGCGACGTAATACTATTGCAACATTGCTAAGTGATTGGGGACTAGTAGAGTTCTCACAAAAAGAAGCATTGCAAAAGGCTCCGCTGAGACAGATCAAAGTTGTATCATATAAAGAAAAGGCAAAGTGGGAACTATGCCCTAAATATAACATTGGCAATAAATAGTGTGATATAAATGTCACATCATTATAACTATTTACAATATCTTACAAAATAACTGTGTACATCCTTGTTTGGTTGTGGTATAATAGCACTATAATCAAAAAAAGGAGAGATTTATATGATGAATGAAAAAGTAATATTAACAGATTGTGACGGAGTCTTAGTTGACTGGGTTCATGGTTTTACCAAATGGATGATTAAGTCAGGCTATAAACAACAGCCGGATGTTTCATCATATGACATGGAAGTCATGTTTGGTATCGATCGAGCTGATTGTAAAAAGCTTGTAACACATTTTAACGAAAGCGCACAAATGAGATATCTATCTCCTCTACGTGATGCTGTTAAATATGTACGTAAGCTGCACGAAGAACACGGTTATGTTTTTCGCTGTATTACAAGTATGAGCTTAGATCCTGCAGCAGCTCGACTGCGCGAGCAAAACCTTTCAGAATTATTCGGTCCTACAATCTTTGAAGAGATCGTATGTCTTGATACTGGCGCTGATAAAGATGACGCGTTAGAACAATATCGCAGTAGCGATTGTTACTGGATAGAAGATAAACCAGAAAACGCAGACTTAGGTCTACGTATTGGTTTAAACAGTTTGCTTATTGCACACGGATTTAATGCTGACTATAAAGGTCTATGTCCACGTGTACAGAACTGGAAAGAAATTTATAACATTATTACAGGATAAATCATGAGTGATATCAAAATCGTCCGTATCTCTACTGGCGAAGAACTACTATGCACCGTTGATTCAGGTAGTAAGGAACATCTTAAACTAACAGATGTTGCTATCTTGATTCCAACACAATCTAACTCTTTGGGACTTGCACCGTTTATGGCATATTCAGATGCTAAGGATGGTATGGAGATTCCACGGAGTTATGTTATGTTTGTAGTAGATCCAGTCGAAGATCTTAAGAAACAATATCAAACAATGTTTTCAAAAATCATTACTAATGATTCGAAATTGATTATCTAAAATGTATAAATAACCTTGGAACGCAGATGCTCTGGTTCCTTTTAAATATCTTGCTTGCAAAAGGAGAAAATTATGACAGGCAAATTTAACACTACACTATTTCCCTCATCCGCATTCGTTGGATTTGATCATCTTCTAAAAGAACTGGACCATGTTACCAAACATGCCCACGATCACTATCCTCCCCATAATATTCTAAAGACTGGCGAATCAGACTACCTTATCGAATTAGCGGTAGCAGGTTTCAGTAAAGATGGTATTAACATCGAAATGCATGAGAGAACTCTCACTATTACTGGTGAGCATGTGAAAAAAGGTCGCGAATACGTTCACCGTGGTATTTCCACGAAGAAGTTCAAACGTACCTTTAGGCTGTCTGAACACGTGCAAGTGCACGGAGCTGACATCATCGATGGTATCTTAGCAATTGAATTGAAGGTTATCATTCCTGAAGATCAGCGTCCTCGTAAAATTAATATTGGAAAAAACGAGGAATCTACCAATGACACAACTAATAATAACACAAGCGAATATC